CATCAGTGATAGGTATGATGTTTGTATTAACGGCAAGTGGATCAAAGCCGTCACCAAACTCAAATTTGTTAGATGTACCATTGTATTTGAGGAATTTCTGATCACCAATGTTACTCTTATCAAGATCGTCTAATCCAGAAAGTGTATAATCAGTGAACTCGAGCATGCCAGTGCTCGAGTTATATTTGGGAAATGTCTTGTTTGCTAGGGTTGATTTATCAACATCATCTAACCCCAGCAGTCTTACCTCACCGCCTCCGGATGACCCGCCACCAGAGGCCATGGCCATCCTGGTTATCTGCGATGAGATGTTGCCCTTGAAGTCCTCAAACTTTAGAGTTAGTTCATCTTCAAGTGGCTTTATGTCTGGGGAGGTACCGTCCTTACCAGCAGTACCTGGAATACCCTGATCACCCTGAGGACCCTGCTTTCCTAATGGACCTGATACACCTAAAGGTCCTCTGTCGCCCGTTTTACCAGGTTGACCCTGCGGGCCTCTTAATCCATCTTCGCCCTGTGGACCAATAGAACCGGTATCACCCTGGACACCCTGATCACCTGACTCACCACGAAAGACTTGAACAGGAATCGGCTCGTCGAGCGACTCATCAACCAGAAACTGTGTTCCGGACTGATTCGCGATCTCTTGCTGTAGCTCTTCTAGGAGTTGTTCTTTGAGATTGCTATTCTCTTTTTTTAGAACACCTAGAAGGGCTGCAAGAAGTTTGGCCTGTTCAACTTCTGTCATGGTTTATGTTAAGAACTAGTCACAGAGTCCATAAACCGCGTCATGCTTTCTACAAGTTTCTTCTCTTCCTCACTAATTACTGCTGGTGGAGTAAAATCTTCTGCATCGTCGGCTTGATATGATTCGTTAGATCGTTGATTATCTACTGCATCATAGTTTACTGGTCCTGTTGGTGTCGTCGTATCATCTCCTGTTTCGCTATCGGATTCGTTATCTGATCCATTTTCAGCTTCTGCTTCAGCCTGAATCTCTCTATCCATCTGTACAATCTCTTCATCATCCATGGCAAGAACATTCTTACGTACCCAACGCATCGAATAATACTTACCCATCAAAGGATCCAGATCGTTTGCTAGTCTTAGACGCTCTGTTAGAATCTCGTGATTCTTGAGCTCCTCATAGTAGTTATCATTACTAAAATCATAGGATATTTGATTGCGAATTTCACCCCATTCAGCTCTGGTAATTGTTCCCGTAAGAACCAGCTGAATCTCTAACAGACCATCGAACAAGTCTGTAAACTTACTTCTGAGTCTCTTAATGAATTTGGCAAACTTCACTTCATCACGAGTAATCTCAGATGACCGACCAATATTGAATTGGCCTTCGCTGTCCATACGAGTTACAGGAACATTCAGCGATCGATATAGCTTCTTCTTAAAGTATTCTACATCATCCATCTCTCCTAGGTTCTGACCCCCGGGTAAAGTGGTTATCTCGGTGCCTCTCGCACCCTCTCTGCGCGGTAACCAGAAGTCCTCCATCATAGTCATAAACTTACGATCATCGCGTACCTCGCCTGTATTAGCGTCATACACGAGTCGGTTTTTATGCTTTACCATCATGTCACGCAAATACTGCTCAGCCTTCATCTTAGGTAGATTACCAACGTCTATATAAAATATTCTACGCTCAGGGGCTCTAGCCAATCGATATATGACTGTAGCATCTTCAAGCATGCGGAGCTGGTTGAGTGGTTTGATAGCCTTGTGCAGATAACCCAGGATCAAAGCATTACGCTGATCCATTAGTCCGGAGTTAACATAGCTGATACTATCAACAGCAATCTGTACACCCTTCTGCTCGTTTACCGAATTAAGTCCTTTAGGATTATATACGTAATATTCCTTAGGCGCGCCATATATGGTTACACCTGTTCTAGGATCTTTTTTCTTGTTAGCTTCTCGGATCTTACGGATTCTGCGGGGATCTATGTAACGCAATTCCTTGATGCCCTCGCGAGGGTTTTTGGTATTGATTACAATATGGTGGTAAAGGCGCCCATCAACATACCAGCGACGAAAGATATCATATCCTTTATTGCCGAAGTCTAGTAATCGTAGAACAGAATCAAACTCTTCCACAATTCTTTTCTTAACAGCTGCTGGTTGCTTGAGATCGTCTAGCATAACTGAGACAGGACTGGCATCCTGATCCATGACGATAGATTCATTTACGACATCTTCTACAGCCGAATCGCACTCGGGCTGCAAAGACATTTCTCGATAACGGGTTACTAGGTCAGCCTCTGATTTTGCCGTGCCTTCCATATCTACAAAGGTACCATAAGACCCGCCAGGAGCTACTTCTACAGCGCCATCGTCAAATTGTTGTGGTACAAATGTGGGGGTATCTTCTGGGGCGTCAGTTTGGTCTGAGCGCGTGATGTCAAAGCCGAATAATTGCATAATGTCCTCAAAATAGTATTAAAGCTAGAAGTATTTAGCTGTAATAAATCATCGTGTAAAAAACGTTATATAGTAAAGATTTTATTGGCTAGGTTGGAAAAGCTTAATGTAATGTCCACGTTCGCAGGAGTGATGGGTAATCCACTCGCAGTATCAATAAAACCTATGAGTCTTGACGATGCCTGATCCGTAGGATCTCCTTCTGCATTGCCAGTGTTGTGGTAGATTACTATAGAAGTAATCTGGTTACCAACAACAGTGTTGAAGATTATATCGCTTGCATCAAACGTAGCATTAGATACTGATTTTCCCGCAAGATTACCGACTGAGACAACCGCGGTATTGGGAACGTTGGCACGGGACGTGTGTCCCGCATCAAACGTATAAGAACTATCAGTCAATACAATGGTAACTGTATTGGCGACCAAATCAAGACTCCCTGTGAGGAAGTCTGATTTAGCTGCTGTATATAATAAATTAGCCATACTTAATAATTATTAAACAGGAGTGTTACCGGCAGCAGTAGCGCCGGAGACAGTCCAATAATCATATGACCAAGTACAAGTGAACTCTTCAACTGCATCAGTATCCCATGCTAAGTCGATTGGGGCAACAGTTGATGGGTATAAACCGTTAAAAGTATAGGTTCTTAGGGGCTGACCCGTTTTAGAGAACTGTGTTACTGTAGCTTGACCCTTATATTGGTTGGGGTTAGAGCTACCGTATCCACGTAGATTCTCTGTAGTACTATTGATAAACTCTTGCCATACTTCTACAGCGTTACGGATCTTGAAGTCTTCATCATTAATGATTGTGGTTGTCCAATCTTCAAAAGTACGGTTTCCTGCCATCTTGACTTGGCGACCGAAGTAGCTAGTTGTCAATGTAGAAGTTGTACTAGAAGGAAGTGACGCAGCACGAACCATGAAGGGTGATTTAGTAATCAGGTCCGTTCCGGGTCCACCGATACCACCAGCCGGAGCTGATAGACGGACTTCGAAGAGAGCCGGGCGTGCGCCGCCCGCCTCCAACTCTGATCTAAATGTATTTACGTTAAAAGCCATTGTTTATTCTCCTTAAACTGCGCCGACAACTTCGCTGAATTCAACACCTGTTCTCACAGCTACGAAGTTCAACTGAATAAAGTTGATTGAGCGTGCGGGTTTGATGAAGATATCTCCAACGAACTCGTTACGATCTACGACTTCAGATGTATTATTGGTAGCATCACATACAACTCGGAAGTCGGTGATACCGCGTCGGCCCTGGACATCGCGTAGGAATGGTTCAACCATGTTCGTGAACTGAGCTCTAGTGAACTCGTCGTTGAACTCAAACAACTGTGATTGAGCTGCGACTGCAATTGCCTTCTCAAGCGTAATGAACAATCGACGTACGTTAATACGATCAAATGCACTTGGCTGAGATAGCAAAGTCTTGTCGCCGAACAATACTGTTCCTTGACCTGGGAATGAAACAACAGGATTTACACCGTTCTTGTATAGAACATCTCGCTCTGCTTTACGTGGGTTGAATGCTAACTTAACAACATTCTTAATTTGACCACGATTAAAGCCAGCAGGTGAGTACCAAGGATCTCTGTTGGTATCTGTACGAACCATCAAACCAGCAGTGTCGCCATTGATAGGTACGTTGCGATAAACATCGTTGTACTTATCGTACTGATATTTCCAACCACTGTCCATGGTAGCATATGATGTAGATGGTAGAGTGTTGCGGAAAGCAACAGCGTCATCTGCAGCGGCACCATCGTAAGCAGTGTTATTAACAACATCAGCGCTTTCGGGTGATAGACAAACGATACAGTCTTTACGTGACTCTGCAATGTTGTTGATCAGGTGGGTTGCAATAGTCTGGTTTGCAGCTGCACCCAGAATCAAAGCAACGTCTACGTCTTCTGCAGATCGGAACAAGTTGTAACCATCGATGATCTGACCATTTGTAGCAGCAGCACCATCAGCACCTAGTACGAACGAAGCCGCCTGAGGTAAAGAAGCACCAGCATATGTAGTTCCCAGAGCTGCAGAACCTGCATTAGTGTTGACGCTGTTATGAGCTGTCCACCAAACATACTTTGACTGACGATTAAGAACATCTTTATAGTAGTTTGTGCTACCATCATCTGTCTTAGCATCGGAAGCAAAGGAAACTGCAGCGAAACGCTCAATTACCTGACCACGTGTACCTGTCCACTGACCATCTTCATCGATGATA